AGCGGGCAAGGTCGAGTTTTCAGCATTGAAGGACTGGAGCAAAGCGGACTTCCCAAAATGCGACCTGCTGGCAACAATCAAGGACTGAGTAAGGGCGGAACACTATCCCATTGAGGAGAGGAGGCGAGACCATTGCAATATTTGAAAATGTCAAGCAAGGAATATGCAGAATATCTGCAAGTTACAGCGACAAAAGGGCTAAAGTATAACGGCACTTTTTACATCTACCGAATCAACAGAAAGGGAGAGCGTGCAGAAAGCGTAAAGATAAAAGGGAAGTTGAAAACATACATTGTCTTTAAGGCTCTTCAGAAACTTTGGAGCAAGTCAACCATTGAAGTAATACAAGACCATTAGAGAGGAGGCGGAAATTATGACCATTGCAGAGACAAAAGGCGCAATAGAAATATCGGAACTCTACAAGAACGGACTGCACAGGCTATCGGGAGGCAATATCATTGCCGACAATGTCCGAATCGACGGAGACACAGCGACGGCAGACGTAACACTCGAGCGGGACGGGGAAGCAGAAAAGTATTATGGCGTAGTGTATTCACTCCCTGCCCTGCTGAAATCAATGACAAAAGGAGGCGGGACGCAATGAAATACGGACAGCGAGTAAGGACAGACAACGGGCAGTATGCAAGATTCTTGCATTGCGAGGACTGGCGGGGAATTGTCGGAGCGTATGTGTATTTTGTATTCTTCCCGCTCAACAAGAGCAAGGGCAAGAGCGAACGAGGGGCTTATTACCTGAAAGAGCAGTTAAAACCAATCAGAAGGAGGGATTTACTATGAAAAAGCAAAACGCCAAGGAAATCAAACTGAAAAAGAACGAAGAGAAGGCGGAAGAGATTGACGGCGAAATAACAAACACCTACTATCAGGACATTGAAGAATCTGAAGAATAGGAGGCAATGACAATGGAAATCAACATCACTATCACGGACTACGGCAATCTCACGACAAAGGAGCAAATGGACAACATCAAAAGTCTCGAACATCTCAAGGCATTGACCCGCTCGCTCTATGCGAGATACCGTGTAATCGAGACCGCAATCAAGAGCGGGCAGAAAACCCGAGGCAAGTGGATAGTCAAGGAACTCGACGCCAGCAAGGAGACACTCTCAATGCTCTATGAAAAGCACAATGGACTCAAAAAGTATAACACGCCACCTGAGAGGAGGAAGAAAAAATGAAGAAAACACTACAGCATTTTATTGAAGCAATCGAATGGGACAACTGGAAGAAAATGGAAGAGGACGAGGACGGAGAAATGAAAGAAGTCGGACACTGGCAGGTCGCAGAAGTATTACATTGCAGGCTCGAACATATCAAAGAGGGCAGTGCCGAGATTGACGAAATGGAAGAGACAATCGAACTCGTGCAGGCTTTCATTGAGGGAATCACAGACGGAATGTATGAAATAATTCGCAAGGAGGTAAGGAACAATGGCAAATGAAAACATTGAAAAGATTGACAACATCACAAATGCAGTAATGGACTACCTGCGAGAGCAGTATCAGATTGACCCCGACAGCGAATGGGACGATACACTCTACACAAAAATCCACGCAATAGTGGAGAAAGAGGTGAACGACAATGGGAAATGAATTCTTAGGCAAGAAGGTGTTCTATGAAGGAGGAGTGTTTGAAGTAGAAGGGACGGACGGAGAAGCCTGCTGTATCAAAGGCATTGACTCATCATTCCGCCTATGGAAGAACGCGGAAGCACTGAGGCTTGCAACACCCGAGGAAATTGAGAAGGCTGAAACCTACAGGAGAGAGGTCAGAGAAAAAGGATTCAGGGAGAAACCGACAATGCTTAACAGATATATCATTGCAACCTGCGGTGGACACACTCAAGCGCCTGACGGGAGCGACATTGAAAACGCTCAGATACTTGACTTTGTCGACGCAACAGACAAGGACAATGCCATTGAAGTATTTGAGAAGTTCAACAAGCCAATGGCTGAGGCATTCAAGGACGAGAATCTGCAGGTCTACAAAATAGACGAGGTATAAAACAATGCCATACAAGAGCAGAAAGGCAAAGATAGAAAAGACGGAATTCGACAGGCGCATAAAACTAACGGAAGAAGACAAGAACACTATCAGAAAATTACACAAGGAAGGAGTGGCAATAAGACAAATAACAAGAATGTATAAGGTTAGTCGTAGGCTGATACAGTTTACGGTCTTTCCTGAAAGGCTCGAAAGAAACAAAGAAAACTTTCAGGCAAGAGGCGGGTGGAAAGCCTGCTACAACCATAAAAGACACGTAGAAGCAATGAGAAATACAGGAAGATACAAGCATAAGTTATTCAAGGAAAACAAAATAAAAATTGAGGAGGTGTAACAATGGACTTAACAAACAAAGAGAAAGCAGAAGTTTTGAAGCACTACCACGCCAACGACGGAGTAAGACTGCTGATTGCCGTTGCGGGAATCAAGAACGAAGCAAGCAAGAAGGCAATCATTGTCGACCAGCGCAACAAGACCATTGACAGAATGGCGGGGCTGAATCTACTCGAGAACGCCACGCACACAATCAAAGTAATAGGCAAGACTCACGACGAAATCAAGGGGCTGAATGACCACGACTACGCTTCGGGACTTGCGACCCTGTTCAATGAACTACTGAATAAATACAGGAGCGCAATCCAATACATTGAGGAGGTTATCAAATGAAACGCACGAATCCTTTACTGCAAAAGTATCTCGACGAAGGCTTCAATCTTGAATTCGTTGACGGCAAACACGTCAGAGTAACAAAAATTGTAGAAATAAAAGGCGCAAAACAGGTCTCAGGAAACCCCGACACCATTGACCTGCCGAAGAGCGAGGCTGTTTTCAAGAGCGACCTGCCCTTTGTGTTCAATGGAATCACCATTGACATTGCGCAGATACGGGACTACGAACTCTTCACATTTTTCAGGGACTACCCGAATACAGAGAGTGCCGTGATTCACTTTCACATCAAGACCAAAGAAAACATAGAAATAATCATCAAAACTGAGGACAAGGAGGAAAAAAAAGTGCTGTGCGACCTATGGGAATTGCTTGAAAGCAGATAGTGGACTTGACAGACTAACACAATTTTAGTATACTTATAGTCCTTACAAAAAGAAAGGAGGCAATGGCTATGGAATTCATTATGCACACTCTACACTTTATCTTCAAGGAACTGACAGCAGGTGTGATTGTCTTGTATTGTGTATTGGCTGGACACAGGCTCTCAATGGTAGTCAATGCAACCAATGACAAACGGGTCTACGCAAAATATATAATTGAGATTATTGTAGTCTCGATTATCCTGTTCGGGCTTTACGACTGGCTATCTACAACAATCAAATACACACTCATCATTGAGTAAGAAAGGAGCAGGCTATGAGAATAGTAAGAGCAAAAATCAAAAACAAAACTGCGGAATGGGAAGAGAAATTTGAAATACCCAAAAACGAAGAGGCTGAGGCATTTGTAAAATCAATCGTGGACGACTTCAATGCTACGCTCACTAGAGGAGAGACCGCAAGAGAGTTTGTTGGCTTTGTCGAAAACAAAGAGACAGATATCTCAAAGTATCTCAGCAAAATAATAGGAGAATGCAACAGGGAAGAACGAAATGCTTACGGCAATGCCTACATAAAACACAACTTCAAAAAAATCCACTCCCTATACTTAAAATCAAGAGGCAAAATAACCATTCGCAGATTCTTAAACTTTGTAAAGCAAGCGCATAGTCAAACAATAAACGACTATGCCAAAATCTGCGAGGAACAACTGAGCAAGGAGGGTAAAAAATGATACGATTCTTCAAATGGATTGCAAGCCTATTCAGACGCAAGCCTGAACTCACAGAGGAAGAGAAGAGAACGCTCATTGAGGAACATATTAAACAGCACAGACTGGCAGTAACCGAAGACACCACAAAAAAGGCTCACTCGGAAGGCGTCTCTATTGCTAAAATAGACAAGCCCGAGGAACTTGAAATCGAAGAAGGCAATGTCTTCGCCTTAATGGACACCTACGACGACAATATTATCAAGGACGAACTGACGCAAAAGAAAACGCTCGAGAAATATGTATACTCTTTCAAAGACTCCAGTGGTAAGCAAGTAACAGGGCTGTCAAAGGCAGGAGTAGACGTAACGTGTCAGGTCATTGCCCGCAAGGGTATAGTCATCAGAGATATTGAATCCAGTCATACCGAAAACGAAACCTCCTATATGTTCAAGGCAAAGGCGGGACGTTTCGCAGTGGACGGAGCGGGCAAAGAAGTGTTGCTCGACACGGCTGAAGGATTCAAGAAGCAGGACAAACAGATGAAGTGTTATGTATGGGAGAACGGCAAGAAGACGAACAAGACCTATATGAAGGACAATCAATTCGCCTTCGAGCAGGGCGGAATCAAGGCTTCAAGGAATGCAAAACTCAGGTTGATACCTGCCGACCTTGTCGCAATGATGATTGAGGATAAAATCAATAAGGGGTCTGTCAAACAGCACAATGTCAAAGGTGTCATTGATGACCACGGAGACATTAAGAAGAGAACCACGACAAAAGTGGACGACACGGCTAAGGAAAAGGCAAAACTTTTCAAGCAGATAATCGAGCAGGGCAAAGTTCCGTTAATGAATAAGGTCTTAAACGGGAGGACAAAAGACCAGTTAAACATTGAGGAACTCAGAAAGATTGTAGCCACGTCGATCGACGCTCCTGCTACGACAAAAGGCAAGCCGAAAGAATTCAATAACCTGCAGGAAGCATACGGCTACATATGGGAGACATTGAAAAAAGGAAAGGACTGGACATTCGCAGTATTCTATCAGGAGAGCAAGGCAATGTTCCCTGAAATCAACCTTACATCTGCCGACAGGAAGGAAATCAATGTCATTGTCGAGGCATTTGTAGGAAAGGAGAAAATATAATGGGAGGAAATACTGAACACATTTCAGCAGAAGAACAGAAACTCAGCAAGATTGAAACACAGATTGTCGACTACAGGAAGGTAGTCGAGAGCAAGGAGATTGTCGACATTGACACTCTCAACAAGGCAGGCGATTCACTGAAGACAATCAAAGACTTTATCAAGGCCATTGACAACACACGCCTTGAGATTATCAGGCCCTTTAACAAAGCAATCAAGGAGACCAATGAGAAATTCAACTCAAAGAAACGGGTCGCCGAGGAGATAAGGGACATTCTCTCGGGTAAAATCATTGCGTATCAGAAGGAACAGCGCAGGATTCAGGAAGAAGAGGAGCGCAAGCGCAGGGAAGAGGCGCAGAAGAAACTCGAAGAAGAGAAGCAGAAGAAACTGCAGGAAGCGGCGGAGCGCAATGACGAAGAGAAACTCGCAGAAGCAGAGAAAATTGAGAAGAAGCAGGAGGCAATAGCCGAGAGACCCATTGACATTAAACAGACGACAAGAGGAGCAGGGTCTACTACAACTATTGTCAAGGTATGGAAACACGAAGTCATTGAGCCTTTAAAAGTTCCGAGACCCTTCCTGAAGATCGACGACGCCGCAATAAAGCAGGCAATCAAAAACGGGACAAGGGAAATTGCAGGGGTAAGGATATATCAGGACGACCAACTCAGGTCAAGATAAGGAGGCGATACCATTGAGACGAAGCAAAGTTACACTCATCTGCTTAGGGATTATACTCACGTGCGTCCTGCTCTTTTTTATAGGACACTTTGTAGGATTCTCCCTTTGTTACAAGGAATACCAAACAGACCTTGAAGTAGAATGCAACACGGCATATGCAATAGGATTTAAAGACGGCTTTGCAAAAGGTTTCTCCGTAATAAAAGAAAAACTGGTAGTGCCATTTTATGAAAGTAAAACTATTACACCAAAAGGAGGAAGCAATGGAGGAAGAAGAAAAGAAACAGAAACCGATTGACTCACAGGTATTAAACGTCTATGAGTTTGCAAAGAGACTGGCCACAATCTCAGACTCAAGCGGGTCAAGGCTTGCGAATGTCTTAATGGACATCTTCAAGGAAGAACAAAAAAAACTCATTGATGAGGGCAAGTATCTCAGCAATCTGAGGCTCAATTCTAAACTTCAACAGATAATTGACTACAAATTACTACCCGAAGAGAAGGAAATGTTCAGGAATATGGCACAGATAATCTACAAAGACTGGATAATGCTTATGCAAAATCAAGCAAGACAGTTCAATGTCGTAAATCTAATGGGAGGTAAAAAAGATGACAGACAAGAACTCAGCAACAACTGAACTTTCATTCACACGTATCAGCAAGTTCCTGCAATGCCCTGCTCTCTACAAATACATCTATATAGACGGCAAGGAGAGGCCCGACAATCAGGCCCTCGAATACGGCAGGAAGATTCACAACCTCATTCAGCGCCTCAGCCTTGAGGTAATACTGGACGAGGAGGGCAACAAGAGGGACACAGACCCCAATGAAATTCAGGAATGGTTTAATGAAATCAAAGGGGACTATGAATTCCTTGAGCCTGAAAAAGAATACTGGCGTCTCGTAAGGGTCGCAGAATACCTGCAGGCTCAGGACTTCGGAAGAGATGACGTCGAAAAGAAACTCCACGCTGACACACCTGAAGCACCACTTGTCGGAACTCTTGACAACCTTCACTTCCACGACGACGGAACAGTAGTAATCCTTGACTACAAAACATCAAGGCAGACCATTGACGCTGCAGAAATCGAGGCGGATCTTCAGTTAAATATCTATGCTTATCTCATAAGCAAGATATACAAAGACATTCCGAATCTAAGAATCAAGATAGGTGTTTGGTTTTGGAGATACGGAGGCCACGAATTAGTGGATTGGGAGAATCAGAACTTCGAAGAGACCCTCAATAAGAAGGTGTCTGAATGCGTCAATGCCACAGACTTCCCTTACAAGATAAACCAGTATTGCGGATTCTGTCCTATGCTGTCTACTTGCGGGGCAAAAGATGACCTGCCAAACAAGACCTACGGGTCTTGCAAAGACAGAGAGAAATACTGGAAGGCTAAGGCGGGAGAATGCAGGAAACCCGTAGAAGACAAGTTCGACGTCATTGAGGGCGACGCCTTCGAAGAGGACGGCTATCGTTACAAGATGACCGAGGAAGACGCAAGCGAAGTAGATAACAAGGCAATGTTCGAGATGATACTACCTGACTTTGAATCAGTAATCATTGCCCTGAAGAATCTCAAGGACAAGTTCGAAGAATCCAATCCTCAGTATGCCGCAGAATTCGAACACGCTCTTGAAAAGTTCAGAGACTATGACAAGGCCGTTGAAACATTGACGGCAATAGTCAAGCCAGTAAAGAAGGAGGCCAAAGCACTTGGTATTGACTTGCCTGTAGGAGAAACAAAGAAGAAATTCAAACTATCCTATAAGGCACTCACCAATGGTTGAGCAAATAAACTATAAAAAGTTTTATCGGTGTAAGGTGTGTCTCAGGAAGACTCACACCCTACATCACATTGTAAGCAGAAAGGCAGGCGGGAGCGACCACCCTGATAATCTTATACCACTGTGTCATCTACACCACACGGGAGATGAGGGAGTTCACAGAAGAGGAGTCGAAACATTTTTTTGTGAAGACTACCCTGAGTTACGGGAGTTGCTCATTAAGGCAAGACACCGTAAAATGCTCGAGCATAAGGTCATCAATAAACTGATGACTGACACCGAAGGAGAGGAGGAAAAAGATGACGACGATACTACCGCTCTATGACAATGTTCTCGTAGAGCCTCTCTACGAGGAAGAAGCGAAAGGAAAGTTCTATGTTCCCGAGGACAAACTCAAGACACAAAGAGGGAAGGTCTGCGCTTTTGACCCTTCCGAAGTAAAAGAAATCAATGGCGGGGACATCATTCACTTTGAGAAAACAACTGAAACAATGTTCGAAATTGACGGCAAGGAACTGGTAATCATTCCTGCCGACAAAATACTCTGTAAGGAGAACAACAATGAAGAAAAAAAGCAGTAAACTCACAGGCAAGAGGCTCAGGCAAGCACAGGTATACGCATACCTGCTCGAGAATCTCGTCAAGTCATTCAGGGCATTGATAAGATTCTACATTTCTCTCAAGGACGACAAGAAAAAAGCCCTGAAGAAAGTCTACTCACTACTCAAACAGGAGGAAAAGAATGTATAAGAATCTACTCAACTCTGAAGAAGGCCACAAGAAGATACAGGCAGGCATTGACAAGATCGCCAACACAGTGAAACTCACACTCGGAGCGAAGGGACGCAATGTAATCTTTGAGACTGCCCTACCCTACCCGACAATCACCAACGACGGAGTTACCATTGCGCAGGAAGTTACGCTCGAAGACCCCTTCGAAAGACTTGGCGCTCAGTTAATAAAGGAAGCAGCAAGGAAAACCAATGACATTGCAGGAGACGGGACTACAACTGCTGTCATTCTCGCTCAGGCAATATACAATGAAGGACGCAAGATAATCTCTGCGGGAGCAAACCCTATGCCAATCAAGAGAGGCATACAAAAAGCCGTAGATTCAATCGTCGCGTATCTAAAAACCATTGCAAAGCCAGTAGATGACGCTGAGATGACCAAGCAGGTCGCCTCTATCTCGGCCAACAATGACAGAGAGATAGGAGACATCATCTCTGAAGCCATTGAAAAGACAGGCAAGGACGGAGTTGTTACCGTGCAGGAGTCCAAAACACAATACACCATTCTGAATTGTGTAGAAGGACTACAGTTCGATAAGGGATATCATTCCCCTTATTTTTCTACAAATCCGAATATGACAGTGGAACTGGACAACCCCTACATTGTAATAACAGACAAGACAATCACCAATCCGAAGGAAGTAATGCCGATAATAAACAAAATAACACAGGAAAGCAACAAGCCTTTTGTTCTGATTGCTGACACTGTAGACGGAGACGCACTACAGACCCTCATAGTCAATGCAGTCAAAGGCAATATCTCCTGTGTTACTGTCAGGTCTCCTGAATTCTCAGATATCAGACAGGAAGTTCTTGAGGACATTGCTGTTGTTACAGGCGGAACAGTCATTGACGACAAGCGCGGAATCACATTGCGCGCTGCAGGAACAGGCCTGAAGGAAGCAGACATTACTCACCTCGGCATTGCCGAAAAGGTAGTAGTGTCGGCTGACAAAACAACAATCATAGGCGGCAAGGGAGATAAGAAGAAAATCATTGAACGCATTGAAGCAATCAGAGGACTCCTGAAGGAAGAGGAAGATGACTTCAGAAAAGAGAAATTGAAAGAGCGCCTTGCTAAACTGACAGGAGGCGTTGCCGTAATACACGCAGGAGCAACGACAGAAACAGAGATGAGAGAGAAGCGTATGAGAATTGAAGACGCCCTCAATGCTACGAAATGTGCGGTAGAAGAAGGCATTGTAGCAGGCGGAGGCATTGCTCTGCTGAAAGCAATTCATTGCGTCGACACAAATATTTTTGCCACAAAAGAAGAACACGTCGGCGTAGACATTGTAAGGCAAGCAATATCAAAACCTTTCGAGCAGGTAGTTACAAATGCAGGCGGAGACGCAGGTGAAATGAAAGCCCTGCTTAAAGAAAAGATGAGCAACACTCTCGGCTACGACGCAAACGACGGAGAGGTTAAGGATATGTTCAAGGCGGGGATCATTGACCCTGTGAAAGTAACAAGGACAGCCCTGCAGAACGCAGCCTCAATCGCCTCAATGCTACTCACCACGGAAGCGTTCATCACGAACATACCTGAAGAGAAACCAACAATACTCGCAATGCCACAAATGTAAAGGAGGAGCAATGGAAAACTTAATCGCAATCGGAGACGTGCTGTTAGTTAAGTATGCAAAGAAGAAGGAAGAACTCGACAGTAAATTCATTGTCGTCAATACCTATATGGACAACTTCCTGAAGGCTGACGTTTTATCTATCGGAGGAAAAGTGAAGAAGGCAAGCAAAGGAGACACCGTCCTTGCTCACAAATACTCAGGAAAACGGATAGGCTCAATCGAGAAGGAGTCCTATGACATCATTGCATTGAGAGAGAAGGAACTCATTGCAAAAATCAAGGAGGAGTAGCAATGTATACATCAAACACCATTCAGGATTATCTCAAGTGGTATGAGACATTGACCCCGACCAACATTGCCTCGCTCTATGCACTCTGCAGGGAAGCAGGAGTCGACCCAAAGACATTGCTCGAAACCTTCGAGAACGTAGAAGGAACATTCAAGAAGCACGGATTCAAAACGTGCATAATGAAGCAGGAGGAGTTTGGCAAAGACCCCCTCAAAGTTCTTCAGGCCCTCAGCGAAGCAGGGATAATTCACATCTACTTCAGCGCTGAAGATGACACCGTGGCCATACGCCCTGCTTTCATTTCACCTGACGAAGTTCAGAAGGTCAAGAAAGTTAAGACCGTAACGACCTCGAAGGAGGCAACCAATCTATATCTGACATTCTGCGAAGTTCAGAATAAATTCATTAAACTGAAACCGAAGACTCAGACGTGGATCAAGGTGTTCGACTTAATGCTGAAAAATGATAACCTGCCGTATGATGAAATAGACAGGGTCATCAAAGCATTGCCTCTTATGTATAAGTCGAATGGTTTCTGTTGGACAAAGAACATTCTTTCCCCGCAGAAACTCAGGAAGCATTACAACAAACTCATTGTCGAGGCTGACGACATACGAGAGCAGAACAAGAGATTCGAAAAGAAAGCCAAAGACACTGGCTTCAATGTGAAGGAGTTATAAAATGGAAAACTCCATAAGAATCACAATCGAACAGAAACCGATTGACCTCTCGCCTCGAAGACGCGCAATGACATTCGACACCTACGAAGCAGAGACACCGAAGCAGAAACAAATCAAAGAGTTCCTGCAGTCCTTCCCTACTTCGTGGCTTGTATTCTACGGAGACGTAGGGACTGGCAAGACTCACTTGTCTACCGCGTTACTACAGGACAGATACAAGAAAGGAGTGTCCTTTGAAATTGTTAAGTTCAGATACATTGGCATTGACGTAAGAGCAGACTTCTCTAAGGAGCGACAGATTATTGAACACTACTACGCACCTGACGTCCTTGTCATTGAGGAAATAGGCAAAGGATATAACACAGACTTTGAAAGAGAACTTCTATTCGAGATTGTTGATACTCGAATGGAACATAACAAGCAGACAATATTTATTACAAATCTATCAAGAGACCAATTTTTGCAGTTCATTGGTAAGCCTGCAGGAGACAGGATAACAAGTGAAGCGCAGTTCATTCACTTCAACTGGAAATCTTACAGGCAGAAGGAGGAATAGCAATGAGAGAAAAAGGTAAAAAGAAAAAAGAAAAGAAGATACTCATCAGGGTCAATAGAGAAGAAAAAAAGGACGCCGAAGAATTTGCAAAGAAGGAAGGGAAGAATGTATCTGAATTCTTCAGAGGCTTACTCGAAGAATATAAGCGAAACAATAATCAGATACGCATATACTTCGACCCAATAAAAGAACAGATATCAAGGATTGAACGCGACACAATGAAAATTTCTGAAATCAGGAAGTCAGTCAAAAAAATACTGAGGTGAAGCAATGTTCAACAATAACCGCAAAGGAAGAGGAACAAAGGAATGGGCCGAGCAAGGACGCAACATAGGATCGGGCTGCAGCAATGACTGTATCTATTGCTACGCTCGATTCAATGCCTGTGTCCGTTGGAGGACAAAGCCACCTGAGAAGTGGACAGAAGAAAGCATTGTCGATTCGTGGTTAGAAAAGGAACAGCCGAAGATCAATGGCGTAATTATGTTCCCTACTCAGCACGATATCACGCCACATTATCTTGACGCAAGCCTCTACCTCATTAAGCGCATTCTCGACGCTGGCAATAATATACTCATTGTCAGTAAACCTCAAATGGAGTGCATTGTAAATGTCGTCAAAGTGCTACTCGAATACCCACCAGAGCAGTCAATGGTTAGATTCTCAATAGGCTCTCTCGACCCCGAGATTATGAAGTTTTGGGAGCGCGGGGCGTCTACCCCTCGGGAGCGAATTGAGTGCCTAGAACACGCTCACAGGCACGGAATCAATACATCTGTGAGTGCCGAGCCACTCCTTCCGACCTCAGAATCCTATGCTGAGACAGGACGCAGGCTCTATGACGCGCTCCTGCCCCATATAAGCAACGATATTTGGTTTGGAAGGCTCAATCACCCGACACAAAGAATCATTGACAAGGACAAGTATGCCGACGAAATCAAACGCCTGCAGAACTTCCAATCAATGTATGCTTGTCTTGAATTCTATGACACGGCCAAGCACCTGCCGAAGATCAAGTGGAAAGACAGTATCACGAATCTCGTCAAAAAAAGGCAGGGACTTGCGGAATCAGGAGGGGGCAATGACAAATGAATTGGAAACAGAGGCAATCTACGAACTATCTGAAAAAATTGATATGCTTTGCGGTCTACTGGTAGACGTTGACAACTGGTTTCCCATTGTACTCCAATATTTATTTGTAAACAATCTGCTATTGGGAGCAGCAGTATTTCTTCTTGCCAGACACTTTTGGAAGAAGAGATACAAAAAACATAAGGAGGAGTGAAATGGAAATACTTTTAATATTTTGGTTATTAATTGATGTTATATTTAATAAGGGGAAAGTATTAAATAAAATTATAAAATGGTGCAAGGAGGAGTAAAATGATACTCGACCTGTCTGTAAAAAGAGACCTTGTGCTACCGTATGCACGTCAGGGAGAGTTTATTGTTTTGGATAGACGAAAGAATCTGTCCTACACATTTATTCCTGAGAACATCAGGAGATTTGTGAAGGACAGATTCGGACGTCTTGTTATTGTGTGTAATGATTCGCAACTTGTTCTTCCAGTTCATAGTGCAAAAAGACTCCAAAGATACCTTACGGTTTTCTTTTTTAAAAGTTACTGGTTTTCCCCGAACTAAAACCTCACAGACAGTCCAACCCTCAGCCTGAACTTCTTCACCTTGAGATTTATAGGATAGCCCACTTCGACATTGACTGTGTCGTGTAAACAAATACCCGCCTTCACGTAATATTCTTCCCAACCAAAATCATATTCAAGGCCTGCAAGAAATAATTTATGCTTATATGGAAACACAACTTCGGTATTCCTGTTTGTCTTCGTGTCTGTTTTGCTTTTCTCATCAATGCCTTCGGTTACGACCTTCTTCTCTATCTTGCCTTCCTTGTCGTAAAAGAACTCTGTTTTGCTTTCAATTCTTCTCTCCGTCAATTGAACTATCCTCTGCTCGAGTTCTTCCACCTGATTCTCGTAGGCCGCAATGGTCTCCTGAGAAGCAAAATATCTCTTCCTGTAATCATAGAAGCCAATGACAACCGAGGCCACAATAGGAACAAGGACGACAATAACTGCTGTCGTCCCTTTATTTTTAATAACCCATTCTGTTATTTTTTTCCACATTAGTTGACACTCCTGACTTCATTTTTGTATAATGCTCAAACGCGTTACCACTCACAAAAGCAGTAAGGCCGCCAACACAAGTAAGACAGAAAACAAGATACAACTGCACGGCCACGGTAGACGTAGAATCCTTGAATATAAAACCCAACACAGCAAGCCCGAGCAATGCAAAAGAACACGTGATTATCGTCATAACAAACTTCCTTTTCCCCTTCATTGTCTCACCCCCTTCCATTTTTAGTTGTTATAAGAAATGCCTTCGTTCTATTCTTCCACCCTTTGCGCGCCCACTTCTGAGAAGGGCTTCGCTCTACAATCTTATCATACCTGTCATCTTGTTTAACATATATCACGTGCGACAATGCAATGTAACCGTGATTAAGAATTATAGTATTGAGAGCGTTTATGGTTATTGGCCCAATCACACCGTCAACAGCAATAGTTCCAACATCATATATACTAAGCATATTGCAAGTCCTCTGCAGATATTTCTTCCATAAAGGAACTCCCTGATTGACCGCTGCCTGAAATAACTGGTCAGCAATCTCCTGACAAACTATTTCTCCGAGCCTCCAATTATTCCAATACTTCTTCTTATAAATGATTTTTGCAAAGTCAAGAGGCAGGTCTTTCATATATCCCTCATAGCCTTCCTTTCGTGCAACCTTCTCGGTTATCCCGTATTTTGTAGGGCCACCCTTATCCTTCGGGTGATTAGTATACTCTTTGCCCTTGCGCCATTCCCACGGAGACATTCTCTTGAATGCTATATCAAAATCAGCCCTCATTGTATTACTCCTGAATCCATTGCGTATTTTAATACCTCGTTTATCACTTCAAGCATTTGTATAATCCAAGTAATAAACTTATGCAAATACACTACAAGAACTCCACCCAAAGAAAGCGACCCTCCGCCAATGCCAAGAGTGATCCAGCCTTTTTTAGTTCGGAACAAGTCAAAAAACTGATGAAGCAATTTCTTTTTTTCTTTTGGTTTCATCTTCTTCAAGGCAGGACAATTCTCTTGTGCAGTTTTAACAGCCTCGAGTTTATCCTCAATCCTGCCAATCCTTACGGGCATACTTTTCTCAGGGTCGCCATTGGGATTTACTACGGATTTAAGAATCTTGTAATTATTAGTAAGTTGTCTTACGTCCTGAGTGAGCGGGGCAATGAGGCTCATATCCTGTTTCATTTCATCAATCTGTTCAACCTTCCCTTTGATATAACCAAGACTTCCAAATAACTGTGCTTCCTGTTCGGGTGTCATATCAACCTCCAGCCTTGTCGACAACTTCTTTTGTGTTTGAAATGAGATATCTCAGGTCTGAGGACTCTGCTGCCTTACCCACCTTCTTCCTCAATACATTGAGAGGCGAGAAGTTTTCAACAACGCCAACCATTGTTTTCTTAAATGGCTTCTCGCCAGTGAGCGCGTCAATGATATCTGTCATTGATTCCATAAGAGGATTCTTTATAAGAGGCATATTCAGTGAACGATTCCACATAACAGTTCCTATGCTGAATCCAAGTATAGACTGCATTCCGTAAACAGTAATCATTGTAGCCATTATATATCTTAGCGCACCCATTCTCTGAGTGTTGTTAAGATTGTCAAATGATTTTTTGAATCCTTCCCAATCTCCCTTACCTAGTTTTGATAACGTATTTTTTAACTTGCCCGTATAATCAGGAAGAGCGGTAATTGTTTTCTTCATTTCTTTCCCGAACATACGTGCTTGATGATAAGCAAACGTTGACAAATGACCAAGAACTTTACCGCCCGCACCTCTAAGGAAGTTCGGCTGATTCAGTGCGTCTACCCTAAAATTATATTTGTCCGAAAAATCTCTTGCAAGAACTTCAACCATTTTCTCGCTGAGATTCATTGCCTTGAACACATCTTTATTCATCAGTTTAAAGTATTCAAACATACCAACTCGGTTAAGATATTCTGTCGCTGTCATATTAAAGAGGGCAATTTTAGCCCCTTTCGAAAGTAAGCCCTGTGAAGATTCAAGCATTCCTTCCGTGGAAACCCTCAATGTCTGATCAAGCAGGCCTGCTCTGTGAAGTTCTTTAAACTCCTTTGGATTCATTGCCTCCTTAATTGTCTTATGATATCCTTTCATTGCATTATTTATTGTCTCAAGTTTTGGAACAAGGCCGAAGAACGTGGACTTCTGCTCTACGCTCATTGCAGACAGCGTCTGTGTTAAGTTGAGAAGGGAACTTCTCGGAGACAATCCAAGTGAAGCCATATAGGAAAGAAGTTTTGCAGTCTCTATTGTTTTATTCACCATTCTTTTAGGGAGCATATCCTCAGCGCGCACACCTTCAACCTTAATTACCTTCTGAAGATGAGGCTCAAAAACCTCGCCTTTAACAAAAACCTGATTCCCCATTCTGTATACTTCAGGATTCCTGATTCCTTTTCCCTTTGCAGACCACTTAATAATCAAGTCGCTGAATACAGGAATATGTCCACCAAGTATAAGACCCTTAAATGCTACGTCGCTCTTTGTTTCTCGGCCAACAAGGTCTGTTATTACGTCATCAAGATAAGCAGACACCTGCTTCGAAGCACCTTTTATCTTCAGGTCAGGATTGCCCTCAATGTAATCCTTCATTGTATTAAGTATCTTTGCAATGGGATTCCAAGTAATCCCTCTATCAGTCTGCTCAAGATACATAAGAACTTCCTGCATTGGATCATAGGCCTTGTAAGCCTTCATTGTGTTCTGTGTTCTGTTAAGAATTGAAGTATCAATCTTCTTTTCAGACATAAACGGAAGAACATCTTTAAGACTCTTCTGCAGTTTATCATATTCGAATATATGTCTCAGCACATTCATTCTATTGGCGCTCATCTTACCTTCCGAGTAACCCCTCATAAACTGTCCTATCCAGTCTACCATTGCGCCCCTGTCATAATAAGCAGGTATATTATCTTTGCCTCCACGGAACTTTTTCATCTGCTTCAATGACATCATAAGTGCAGACGCAGGTGATAAGTTGTTCATTCTGTTTACGGGGAATCCTGCGTCTCTTAGAATACCGTAGGCGTAATGCTCGGCCATATCCATAATTGGCTCAGTCCCCGCGCTGATACGATTCCTTACATAATAAGGGGCTTCGTCAAGCCTCTCTATTATTTCTGTGAGTTCCTTCCCCTCTACCCTGCCATTCTCCCTTAATTGTTTTACGGCAATGTCATACTCAGACTGCCTTATCTTATTGTTATCAAGAGCCTCAGCAAGAGTTCTCTCTATGTTATTAAGGTGTTCCTGTTTTGCTGTTTCATAATATATGAATCTTTTTTCAGTAAACTCAATATCCTCTTTGAGTTTTTGAAGTTCTCTTTCCTTTTCCGCACCACTCATTCCTTTCCTTCTCTCTAGTTTCGCAGCCTCGACCTCGAAGTTCTTCCTGCTTTTATTCCAAGACTTCTCGGCTTCTTTCATACCATTGAGCCACTTGGGTATCATATCGGTAGACATTGCAAACCAATTTCTGAAATACCCTTCTACTACTTGATGACGCATATAGTTTTTAATTGCGTTGAAGTGAGGGAATATCTCTTTGTATTTTTCCCAATGCTTGAGAATGGACTGCAGTCTTCGGGCAATGCCCTTCTCTACAGTATTAAGTTTCGACTCAGGCTCAAAGCCTTCCATAAAATCTCGTATCAGAACTTGGTCTACCCTCTTGCCCTTCTTCCTGAATTTCTCTGAAATCTTTTGTGCGTCCTGAATTTTTAGCATATGGTCTTTTATGACTGGCCGTATGTGAAGTTCCACTCCTGCAACATACTTCTGAACAAAGTCCATACCGAGAGATTTAAGAACTTCGTTCCTTTTATCAAGGGTTTTAATGAGAAACAATGGCCCTGTATTATCGGATATCTTTTCAATCGGTTTCTGAAGCATATCAATAAGAGCGGGCTTCAACGATCCTTCTTCCTTGAATTTATCCATTGACATTATATCTGACAGCCAAGAGTGAAAATCACCTTCGTTCTTAAAATCAAACTTCCTTTCCCTGCCTGCTTCACCCCACTCAAGAACAAACCTGTCCTTCAGTGTCTTCTCGAATTCTTCTGCCTTTGTCATCAATTCTTTCCTGTAGTTCTCGTCAAGTTTTCCCCAAAACTTTGTTATCTCACCTTTGATTTGAGCGGGTATCTCTTTTGCTTCCTCGAGTTTCTGCCTCATCATTTCAAGTTCTATCATCTTGGCCGTCTGTCTTGACCTGCCTTTTCTGTTTGTAAGTATTTCCTCATTGATCTCATTCATAAACTTGAATACTGCAGGGAGGGATTCTCTTGGAGTGTTCTCTATTATCCCGTCCATATTTGTTTTAAAGCCTGAAGCCCTGAGCGGCGACTTGGGATTAAGGTCAAACTCCCTCATCATATTTACAGCCAATGCAAAATCAACCTCGCTCAATTTACCTTCCTCGTAAAGTTTAGCCATTTTATTCCAAGCAGACGGCTTCATTCCAATAATAGACATCTTGTCTTCAAACACGTCCTTAGTATATTTATAAAGATTATTGATAAACTCTGTTGGATTCTTTGCGCCCTTTGACATTTCCTTCATTTCCTGAGCCAACTGTTTCATAAGCATTTTCTTTACCACGGGCGTTATGCCTTTCACCTTGTCGGCCTGAGACATAAATATTTCCTCAATGGCATACTTGATATCATCTGTCAGGTCTCGAACAGACAAGAAGGCTTTATCCTGAAACTTAGGCTCTCTTGCTAAAGCCTTCTCTGTTGCTTCCTGCAATATTTCCTCTTTTGTTTTGCCGAACATTTCATCAGGAAGTTTCGAAGCCTCAAGTTCCTTTACGCTCTTAGGCATTACGTCCTTTGAAATATCAGCCTTGAACTCAGCCATATCCCTAGCCAGTTCATTATTAAACGGGTCAAAGACTGTCTTCAACGAAGGGTGTTTCCCTGTAACATAATTTACAGCCTCTTCTCTTGAGTGGTCTAGCGCATTGAGAAACTCGTCAATGGGTAGATTCACATCATTCTTTGTGTATCTATCGTAGATATCCTTCATACCTTCTTCAAAGGCAGCCATTCTCTTAGCCCCTTCTTTATCTAAAAACTGCGCAATGAATTCATTCTTTTCTCCTCTGTCTTTTACTTCTCGGCCAACAGACTCAATGAGTTCGTTAAACGACCTCTTCTCAGGATTGAACATATACTTTGTCTCGGGATTAGGGCGTGCAAACCACATCTGCTTCATTGCCCTCTTATCGCCTTTTAATACAGCGTCAATCATTTCGGGACGCGTATCAATCAAGTTCTTAATTTCCATAAGTGTCTCTATTCTTTTTGTCCCCGCAATAATATCGCTCATCTTCTGTCCTACCTCGTTATCAAGAGCAATCCCCTTCTTAGACATTTCATTATATTTATCACTCATCTTTGCAAGAACTTCATTCCTTAGTGTTCCGAGTTCATTATATGTTTCTGGTTTCACTTCTGAATATCTACCCTTTTCTATTTCTGCAATGGCCTCGGAAACTATCTCTTGAGTCTCAGATGATATTTGCCTTTCCCGAGGCCTGTCTTTGAATTTGTCCTGCATATTTTTAAAAGTTCTCATTCCTCTTGTGCTTAAACCAAATAATGCAAGCGTCCCCATAGGGTCATTTGCCACATTCATTACTACCTGCTTCAGCCCTTTATCCTGAATGTCGTCAATGTTCCTTGTCGCAAGCCCTACACCCATTGACCAAACCCACGGGTCAAGGGCTATTTCAGCCTGTCTCACAAAATGTTTCGGGTGAACACCTACTGGAATTTTATCTTTCCCTTTAAACTGCTTCTTGGCCTCTTTCAGCCAGTTGCCCCAAAGAGCCTCGCCCTCTGTTGCTGCAAAAAGTTTTTTCTGTTTCATAACTTCCTTTATGTTTTTAAACATCTTTGAGCCTGCACCTACGCCAATAAGAAGTCCCTGAAACAATGAGGACATATGTGCAAGGTGTCTGCTTGTAAGATAGGGGCTTACTGATTCCATTTGTGCAACTATTTGTCTGAGTTCATATGGGTCTTTCGTTGCGTGATACTGTGATATAAGGTCTTTCATTTGTTTGTATTTCATCTCTTTTGCTGTTGTAGGAGACACTGTTGCCTTACCCATTTCAGCAAAGCCCTTCAAGAAAGTGTATGCAAACTGCCCGCCAAGTCTTGCCATTGTCCCGAGATTCGCTTTCATCTCATCAGGGTCGGTTATAAACCACTCGGGAATTTCTTCTTCCATTGTCGCAATCTGTTCATATTTCTTCAACACGGAAGGATCAGCACCTTCATTGAAGCCAAGAGCCTGATATATCTGAGCGTCTCCAACACCAACTGCTCTATCTCGGGCAGGCATATACTTCTTCATTAAATCCTGAAGTTCACCCTCTTGTTTATTTAACTTGCTCAATGAAGTATAAACTGGCATTTTTGTCTCCTTTAAGGTTTTTCAATTGTCGGGGTATATGTCGGCGTCCCAAATATATCGCTGTAATCTACAGGCTGCGGAACAGGAGAAGTCTTCACCCTCGAGTCCCTGCTCATCATTGAATCAGTCAATGCTGAAACAACCCTTCCTTCAAGCCACTTTGAAGGCTTGCTTCCAAGAACATCTGCTCCCGTTCCCTGCACCAACCCACCAAAACCAAACTGCCCTATTGACCTGAATATTGCCTCAGCGCCACTCGAGGCCGTGCCATACTCGTTAATGATTTTATCATAATTATTTTTAATGTTTTCTTCGCCTACTGCCTTTGCTCTATCAACAAGTTCAACAACAACCTGATTCATTTCTTCAGGCCTGTATTCATACCCCTTCATAATATAATCTTCCATTACGTCCATTCCGCCAAGAAGGTCTCTCTGCGATTTAAGAAACTCCCCCGTATTGCCTGATATATAAGATTTTTTTGCGCTCCTCTGAAGAAGTTCCTTTTGCACCCTCGTCATCTTTAACAGTCTGTCTATCTCCATATTGAGTTCTGACTTTTTACCTGCGTCCTTTGTCTTATCTCTTTCATTTACAAGTTCTGCGAGCCTGTCATAGTTCACAAAAATTGTATTCTTTATCCTATCTGCTTTAGAGTCAATGAGTTTTGTCCCTGTGAGATTCTTAAAACTTGCAGCATAATTATTGTAGGCTTGCTCCTGCTCTTTTGATTCTATACCTAGTAGTTTTTTCTTTTCAGGAATAAGGCCTTCAGGAACGCCTATCCTCTTCCTGATATCTTCTCCGCCCTGTTTTCTCTGCTCGGCAAAATATTTCTCGGCTTCCTTTTCTTCCTGCGCGCCACTAGTTGCAGCAGAAACCCTCATTGCCAACTGTCTCGCGTCATAATCAAGCAGGTGTGCATACATATCTCCGAACAATGTATACGCTATTGCTGGCGGAAGTTTGTCAATATCCTGTAATGCGTGTGTTCTCCACTCCTTTATCTTTTCATCTGACACATTGCCGAGGACATTCTTCACCACTCCTATTGGAGAAAACAACCCCTTCTGAGCAAAGAGGGACTCGTCCTGCAACTTCATCTGTGTTGCACGGGCCACAGGGTCGCCTATCTGTATTGTCGACATCATTGCCGAAGCAATATTTGATAAATTCCCTGAAGCCCCTGAAGGATTAAGATTTATGTTTGCCATTTTTAGCCTCCGTATAAGTCAAGAAATTCGCCGAAGTCATCAGTTCCTCCGACGTTATAATCATCACTCGAGAATATGTCCCCGAGCATATCCGTATCTACTCCGCCACCCTCAGACCCAAGCATTCCACGGGCGATCTTTGTTCCAATTCCACCAGTAACACCAGTAATGACAGGTGATATAAACTTAATTGCCTGATTAAGCAAAGCCCAATCCTTCGTAAGTTTTTCCTGCCTTTTCATTTCATCAAGCGTAAGCGAAATACCTCCTGCCTCAGAGCCAAGTTTTGCCCTTAGTCCCGAGATTGCCTCACCGCTCTGAGTAAACAAACTCGTAAGCGAATCAGGAAGAAGATTGCTCGAAGTCATTCCTCTCTTCTCGAGATTCTTAAAAATGCTCTCCATTGCAATATCTCTCTGTCCAATTATGTCCTTCTTTCCTTCTTCAAAAAGCGGGTTATATATTGCAGAAACCCTCGGGTCAATGTTTTCAAATCCATTAGTCATAACAAAACCTCCTATATTGTAGTTAAATTTACGACGTGCCACTTGCCATTTATCTTTACGCCCAACCTATAGGCAGGAACGTTCTTATCGTCAAACACACACATCTGTCCTTCTACTCCCCAAGCATTTGTTATTGCGCTGCCTACTGGAACTTCAACGAGTGTAGGCTTATTAAGTTTTTTAATTTCAGTTACCTTGATATTTTGTTCTACCATTAGTCGCTACTCCTGAGTTTCTTTGTCGTCTTCTTTATTGGAAGCACGGCATAATCTTTGACTTCCCAAAATAACACAGTATTAAGTATTTCATATGAGTTAAGTTCAAAGTCTGCTATTGCGCTGTCTCCGTTGCAGAATAGATAGTAGAACTGTATTCTATTGCCGTAACCAATTACCTTTGTCTCGTAATCTGTTGTCCCTTCGACGTGTCTTTCAGGCTCTCTCTCATTGAATATCTCTTCATACACATTAAGTTTCGCGATCCTTGAATTGCCAGCCATATCCTCAGAATAAAATGACCCCGCATATTTATCGTCAATGTGAACTTCAAATAATACATCAGGGTCAATGTTATCTTTCACGGCCTTGACGTCAATTATAAAATACTTAAACCACTTGAGCATTTCTGTAACTCCAAAATCAAAGGCCTTTGTTTTATACATAAAGCCCATAAGGTTATCGTAAAAAGATTCCCCTGCATTCATCACAAATTTATCTTCATCAAGTATGAATCCTTCATCAACCTCAAAATACAAAGGCTTATTGCCATACAGCACCATTGCCCTTATCTTTAAATCCCACCTGCTCCACCTCGGGACACCATTGAACTCGTCAAGAATCCAGTTCACATTGTTCTCTCCCGAGAAGTTCCCCATTTCGTGAACTGACATTGCACATTTATAATATCCGTCATAAAAAAGACTGCATATATCAGAGTCCGTAGGCGGCAAGTCTGTAATAGTTTTAAAGTATTCAAACGCAATATACTCTACATACATAATGTCTTGTGCCTCATAAGAATCTGTAACCCCGTCCACCCAAACCCTGAATTGAATTTTCTTGCTTGCCCCCACAGCACCAGTTATAAGGTCTCCAATATCTATTGACGTCCACGCTCCCCAACCAGCATTATATATCCTATACTCATAAGAAACGCTTCCAGTGGTTTTATTATTTGTATACTTGGAATCAAAAACACCCCACTTTGAAAACGTAGGGAGGTCAATCTCGGCAGACTCATATTTATCTGCAGTGTCCTGATTGAATGTCTTAGCACCATAAACTTTGTCAACACCTATATTGTCGGTCTTGTAATCAGATGAGTATATAACAAAATCCGCTTTTATCTGATTGCCTGCGCAATAGAATGGGTCGGAATCAATGTAGGCATATCCGCCATAACCTTTGTTTATTATTGTCCCTGCAGCATAATACAAAATCTGTCTGTGAACTTTCAATCTAAAATATACCTTCTTGTATTCAAGTTCCGCAATAGTTAAGCCCGTCCAACTGGTATACGAAGAAGAAACGGACGTATTGATAGCATATGTCTGTCTGTCTAGAAGATATCCCCCAACACCCAAGAAATTTATTGAGGGAAGAAATATAGTATCGCTTGAGTTGGCCGCATATTCTATCGTTGAAAGCAGACTGTCGTCGTGAGCGCTTCTCACCTCAATAGCAATCTTGTTTGCCCTTCCATATAAATGCTTAGAATCACTATGGAGCGTATTTGTTACAGCCCTCCCACTATCTATATGCCAATTAGTGAATGTAGTTATATATGGCCCGACTCTATTATGCCACTGATTGCTGGCCGTCCACTTATTAAGTCCGTCAGAGAACAACCCATTTCTTACAAGCCCCTGTCCGTCGTCATCAGTATATAAATACCCGTGGCTGAAATCAGGCTCGTTATTCACGTCATCTACGTCGGGCGAGAAATACTCTCCAAAAGTCCCGTCAGAAAACTTATACGTCCCTGTCTTCTTTATTACGCCTCGCTCTTCCTGATACGTAAATATCTGCATAACCTTTCCTTTTAATCCCTCTTCAATCGCGTCGCCGATAGGCCATATGTCATTAGTGTCTGTCTTGTAGAAATTCCCGTCCGAGCCTATCCATACAACTCCTGCAGTTTGTTTGCTTGTCTCGTCAGGTATAACCTCCTGAATGCTTTCAGCATTGCCGCAGCCAATATTCTCAGATATGTTCTCGAGCCTGAATTCATTCTCGTCCCAACCGTGCAATACGAATGTCGACTTCTGAAAAGGAATTATCAACCTTTCCTTAAATGACTTTAATCCGTTTATGATTCCACCTGCCTCGGCGTGAGCAAATATGACCTGTGTATTTGTAGTAACAGGGTGAGTGAATAATGTCTCGTCGCTTTTGCGGGAATAATATATTGCATTAGGATTCGCAGTGGTATTGGCAAGAATAAGCATTCCATTGTGAGTTGCTATATGCCTGCCAAGAGGAACATCTTCAGAATGACCTCCTGCAATATCCAGCATATTAAAAGTTGAAGTGCTTATTACATACTGGAACACAGGATCAACGCCATTCGTTCCATAAAGACTTCCATTCATATAGGCAAACCTTAATTTGTATGCGCTATTATGTGTGTTTGCTCCATTTATTTTTGTGCTTGTAGCAAAAAGGTCGTCTGATATATACACATCAACATTGTCGGTAATGACAAGCCACCCAACGTTATTGGCGTCTACAAATGAAAACGCCCCCTTTACATCTATAGGGGTATCAAACTTCTTTACTGGAAGACCTCTTGGGCGAACTGAATCACGCTTAGTGAACTTCACATTCCATAATTCAGGGCTGAATGAATCACCTATGGCTTCGGGCGGGTTTCTCAAATCCAACCCGCCCTTAAAAAGCCCCGCTTTTTCACGAAGGTCTGTGCGCTGTATTGTGTCTTCAGGATTAAAATAAGGTGTAGTCAACCTTATTCCCTCCGTTATTTATTTTTCATTCTTATCTGCTTTTTCCTTCATTTCCTTCTCAATCTTTTCCCTTGTTTCCTTCTCAATCTTTTCCCTCATATCCTTCTCAAGTTTCTCCCTGATATCCTTCTCAAGTTTAGCACCAACAGTTTTCTCCATTTCCTTTCTGATCTTCTCTTCTTCCTTTTTCCTCTTCTCCTCTACCGCCTTCTTCTCTTCCTCTTCCTTCTTCGCCTTTGCTTCTTCCATTTCCTGTCTTTCCTCAGCAGTTGCAACAACCTGCTGAAGATAAGGTTTATTACCAAGAACTGAAGCCTCTTCCTTTGTTACCTGAATAACCTTGCCAAGTTTTACCTCGTCTTCCACTACTTTCCCAAAGCACTTGATCTGCTTCGGCAATGCGTCCTTGATTGTTTCACCTGTCTTAATGTTTCTCCTCACGGGCTGAACAATTTTCATTTCAACCGTTTCAACAACTTTTTCCTGCCTTCCCATTCCTACACCTCCTGTTTTTTAATCATCACAATCAATGTGAGATACTTCTGATTGATGAATATCTGACAAATCTTTTTCGTCATCTCTGTATTGCCTTAAATGCACACCCGCAGTATTGTCTCTGTCCCTGAGTTTCAACTGTCCGACAACCCACTCTTCAACCATATCGTGAATATCTTCAGGGATATAAAGATTCAAATCTGTTTCTGTGTCATATGCAGTATCGGGTATTTCTTCCCACGTTGTATACTCGAAAACAAGCCAGTAGTTTGCAGTAGGGGTAAACGTAAGCCTTATCTCTTTGTGATAGGGAACTGAATTGTTTGTTACTGGAACTTCCCAATATCCTGCAGAATTCATAATGCCAAGATTCCTACGGTCTGTCTTATTTAATTTCTGATATCCCTCCCGTATCTGCTGCAATGTTGAAATATCTTCCTGTCCATACCATACACCAAGAATCCTTGAGGCCTTTGTGTCATCAAGAACATAGTTAAAAACAGAAGTGTCGGTTATCTGAACGCGGTATATTTCTTTTGCAAAGTCAGTTCTTATTGCAAGCCTGCGTATAGCCTTGTTTATCAAGGGTAATATTTCAGCGTCGTCAAACTGCGGATTAAAATTAAGCGCAGCCTTTATGTTGTTAAGGATTGATGTTGAAGTCAGGCCCATTATCGTTTCCTCCCATATCTACCGAGGACTTCCTTCCTCGTTTTACGTCCCTGTATTTTTTAAAATCCTCGGGCGTGTCTGCTTCGAATCTCATTTTTGCACTCTGTCTTAAATGCTCATTGTTTGACATTGCTCCTGTTACTTCGTCCTGTAAGTCTTCTTCACTCATCACATTCCTCCTAAAAAAAGAGCGGAGACCTATATTACAGGGCCTCCGCTCTCTTGTATTTCAGACGCGTATTACTCTACGTCGCCAATCCTTGAGTGTGCTTTCCTGTCTGTTGTTACAACTGCAAAGTCGGCCCTGATAAGACCCTGATAGTTCTCGACCGTGCCTTCAGTTAAAACCCTTGTGAAGTAGTCCTTTCCTGTTCCCATTGTGTCCCACTTCATTGCACCGAAGACATTGTTCTGAGTTCCTACCATTTGTCTTATCTCTATCTTACTTGAATTCGAAAAGAACACGTTATGCAGTTTAGCATACATATCTGCATACACTTCTCTTCCAGCCCACGAAAGTCCCTGAAACCCGCCTTTAAGGTCGGTAACATTTACCCACGTCCTGTTAGCGTTAATCAGGTTTGCAATCGAAAGCATTAAATCTTCTGTCGTGGTTACCATATCGCAACCGCCACTCCTGTTGCACCATATGATAGCCTTGTCCAGCATATCTGAATCAATGGCCCTGTTTGTCCCGCCGTTCTCATCAACCTTTGCTCTCCACAGTTCATACGTCGAAGAGTCAATGTTGTGCAGAGTTGCGAGTTCTGTCCCGTCGTCGCAGAATCCGAGGAAGCCCATAAAACAGTTATCCAACTCCCTCTGGTTTGTAACAAAATCGTCAGCGACGGGGTCAGACGTGCTTGTTATTTCTGTAACTGTGAGCGTCCTTGTAGATGAGTTTATTGCTGTTACTTCGTATCTTGTCCTGTGAGCGTCGTTTGTGTAGTTGTAGGTGTCAATGATCTGATTCAATTCAAACCAGTCCATATTCACAGGCTCGGCAAGAACGATACTTGTGATAGGAGGGCCACCTGCAACTGACTCAATGGTAGCCCTGACACCGTCGCCCTTTCCGAAGAATGCTACTTCATAGTTCCTGTTGATTGTGTCCATTAGAGAAGCAGTTTCACCTGCTACCGCACTCATAAAGGCTGCCTCAAGGTCATTCGGAGCATAAGCAACTGCGTCCCCGTCAACCTCAAGAAATGCGTAGGTTTTCTTCATTGCAATCTGCTTATCTATGGTCTTGGTCTTGCCCGAGCGCGGCACAACTGTTGTCTGTGCAACACCCTGATTAGCGCCAACCCTTGCTTTTAACTTCGTTGTGTAGTTCGCAGGATTGACCTTTATGTTGTTTGACCTGAAGCGGTTAAGGAAATAGTTCCCTGTCCACATCAGATTGTTTACGCCACCTTCCAGTCTGTCCTTAATGTATTCGTTTATGACTGTCTGATCTACTGCCATTTTTCTTTACCTCCTGTTATTTTGAGTTTCTGAAGTTATTGAAATCAGCGAACACGTCCTGCTCGTTGATATTAACAGGCTTTTCATTTCCTCCCCTCCCGTCATCTACTACTGAACGGTCTCGGGAAAGAGGCGCGCCACCGCCTTTTGACTCCTTGTATTTCTTTTCTTTTTCTATTGCTTCTTCCTTCTTCTCTTTGTAAATTTCAGCACAAATTTTGTCGACAGTCTTGAGGTCTATCTTTTCTCCTGCCTTTGCAAGTTTCTGCGTCCTCTCCATAACCTCAGAATCGTCAATGTCAACGTCCTTTGTAGCCTTGTAAAGAGAAGTAATCTGAGATACCTTGTCAGTGTATCTCGCAAACGCCTCGGCTTTTTTATTGGCCTCTGCCTGTTCTTCAGGTGTAGGCTCTGACTTCTTTCCTTTTGGGTCGTCCTTACCACCTTCGGAATTTGGGCTAGCGTTTTTATCTTTATCTTCCTTGTCTTTGTCGTCTCCGCCTTCACCTTTTGCTTCCTTCTCTCTTTTCTCTATCTCGGCGTCTATAAGTGCCTGCGTTTCCTCGTATGTCAAAGCGCCTTTTTTACCGCTTATTTTGTCAGTCTTGCTGAAAAACTCTTCGCCGAGAGGTATGTCTTCCCCTTCATCTTCTCCGCCGTCATTGTTCTTATTGTCGTCATTGTTTACGTCCTCTGCGCTCTTGCCTTTATCTTTGCCTTCCTCGTTTTTATCAACCATTTGACACCGCCTTTTTTTAATTATAGTATAGTGTATCTATGCTGTCAACTACTTGCTTCCTTCGGCTTCCTTTTCCTTCTCTTCCTTCTCTCTTGCTTTTGCTTCTTCTTCCTTTTCCCCTTTGTATTTACTGAAGTCGTCATTTATTGCTTCTTCTATTCCGACCTTCTGCGTCTTTCCTTTTTCTTCTTCATCATTGCCTTCTTCTTCTTGTTCCTCCTCATTCTCTTTTTCCTTGTCTTCCTTATCTTCATTCTTCTCCCCTTCTACCCCTACCAGTGTCAAAGCGCCCTTGTCATTGCGCTTGAGTTTTATGACAACCTTGTCTCCAAGTTTGTCAAGGTCAATGTTGTCAGGGATTGCTAAGGTTAATTTTTTGCTCATTCATTCTCTCCTTTTATGCGGGCTTCCTGTTCGTCCGTAGTAATCCTGCCGAACTCTTTCAGCCTCGCTATTTGTTCTTGACTTAAAGCCTTGCCAGTTATTGTGTCTATCCACTTGCCTGCGATTTTCATAAACTGGTCTTTATGTCCTTGCTTCTTATATTTTGAAGGCCACTTACCAAACTGGTCAGGCCCTTCGCCTGACTTGTAAGCAGCCCTATAGTCGTAAAAATGCTCAGGGTCATCAGGGTCTACATTAAGCCCGAAGGTCTCAGCAATCTTTTTATACCAACTCTGAAACCTGAATTCGTCAAACTCGTCTGTAACCTTTTCTTCTAATCCTGCCATTTTTACGCTCCTATTTTTTTTGAGGGGACGCTATACACTTATTTTACTCTCTGATAATAAACTGAAGCCCACCCTGTGTTGCCGTTGAAATCGATTGTAATTCCGTCAGCAAACTTCGTAGGTGAGTAATGCACGTGCTTCTTTCCTGCTGTCATTGGAACTGACATATCAACCTCGATTAGCGTTGTGTCTGCCACTGGAACTGGTCTTTTTGTTACGTAGTTAGCGGCTGTCGCGTTCCACGTATTAGGCGCTGAAACTATATACACAGTATTTGTTCCTGCCGAACACTGTATATATATCTTGTATACGTCGTATTCCCTGTCTGTTGCGCCTGCAACAATGGTCTGCAACTCGCTCCCAACACCCGCCGCGTCATCATCATGCGTGTAACTGAGTTTCTGCTCTGAAGATGTGAACGCCAAAACAAGCATTGCGATTGAAACCGCCAGTATTACTAAAATACTTTTCTTCACCTTAAATCACCTCCGTAAGAAAAACAAATTTGTTTGTGTGATCACACAGCGACCCCTCATTTTATTGTGCCACAATGTTTTCACCTGTATTCTGTCCTGCCATATCATTCACAATATTGCTGTTTGTCATTGCTTGTAAGTTCTTTAGCGCTGCAGTAGACGGCGAAATGCCTCCAAGCCCCTGAGCCATTTTAGAAACGTTTGTCTTTGAAAGGTCTCTTGGCTGTCTCCCTTCCACTTTCGCGTTTGCGTTTTCCTCATCAATGGCCTTCTGATTCAACTGGCTAAGTGCCTGCTGAAATACGGCCCACTCCATTTCTCCCATTGTCTCAAAACTCAAAATCATTGCAGCCTGCATTAAGTTCTGATTTATCAATTCCCCTATTGCAATCCAGTGCTTTTCAATATGCCCGTATAGTCTTATTCTCCGTGCAACAATTTTATTTCTATCGTTGGGCTTGGTATACTTAGGGTGAATAAACATATCGCCCTTCCTTAATCTCTGCCTGTGCTTTTTAATGTGCGTCAAATGATTCTCATACATATCAACAATACACTCCATATCGTCGTGCGTCATTGCGTCATTCTCCATACAGGCCCTTATCTTATCCTCCATTTCAGGATTATATCCTCTGTTCACATCTCCAAACTGCATAAGGTCAAGGGCCTTGCTTTTACCCACAAGCCCGAGAGCCATCATTTTTTCTACCTGCTGTTGCCTGATTATAGGATTGTCAGACAACCCAAACAATGTTACGAGTTTAACCTTAATGCCTTTTTTCAGCCTGCTGCCAATATACTTTGTATAAAGATAATCTTCGTCATCAAAATACTCAATCTCTCGCTCCTCGGTGTGTCTTTCCTTTACGTAATCCAAGTGCATATTAAGAGCGTGCGCAATGCCCCTGTAAAATCTCTTTACAATCTGAGCATTGTCGGAGTCATAGAACTCTTTTTGTATAGCAAGACTCATTGCCGAAGTTCTTTTTCCCACTTCTCCGAGGCCCTGAGTTCCAGTAATGTCATCTATCTGCCCTCTCAGCATTGCCATATGTTCATAGAAGCCCCTCGAAAATTCAGCAGGCATTATATACTGAGGGATTCTACCTTCCTTTAAATTTTGCTTTACTACCGTAACTTTATCAGTCCCGAACTTTGCCTCGTCAAACTTGCTTCTCCTGTCTATTGCAAGTATTGGTTTGCCGAATGCTTTAATATGTCTGCCGTGCTGAACGTGTCTCAGATTAAGTTCTTTCATTGAAGGTCTTGCATAAGATACTGGCGTGTCTCCAACAACTTCAGTAAGTTCAAGAGCCTTTGAATGAATAAAAGGAAGCCTGTGTTTTGGCGCAGGATTGTCGTCAATGTCAAGAATCTCTTTAAGGTCTGTCTGCACAAACAAGCCCTTCTTGTATTGCTCGTTAGGGGTCATATATAGTTCGTAAACAATACAGTATTCCTCACCTTTAATAAAATAGTTGCCAGTATTATAATCGATTGAATAGTCCCCTTCGATCCTGATTGTCTGAATGTCCTTCTTAAATATTTCTTTTGATCTTTTCTTAGGTATGATAATCCTCTGTATCGCCCAATTTGAACGCAATGAATTCGTAACTGACTTATCAAACACTATCTCGAATATAGGAACAACATCTTCTTCTATTGTCCCTTCTTTTATTTCCTCCCCAAGACTGTGCAACTGAACTGTCTTGCCCTTCTTGTTATTAAAATACTGTTTTAAACACCAGTTCCCTGTAGTGATATACCATATTCTGAGTTCATCAAGTATTCCATTGTCTTCCCATTCCTCATATTTATTGACCGCAATGGCCTGCTGAATCCTTGCGTCAAAATCTTTGACTGTATAATCTCTGACATTGGCCCTAAACAATGGCCTGCGGGCCTCAATCTGATTGTCCATTCTACGCACAACAGGAAATATTCTGTTTGTTTTCATTTCCTCGAGTTTGCGCAACTGCGTAATGCTTATCTCTTTAACATCATTGTTCTCAGATAAATAGAAAACCTTGTCCGACTTTTTGTAGGACAAGTAATTAATAAGCATTTCGGCTTCTCGCGTTCCACGGGCTGCCTTCCCGTCGGCCCACTTGCGCTTAATCTCTTCAATAAGTTCCTTTTTGTTGAACTTAATATTTGGATTCATAATATCTCCTTCTTTTATCTACCCACTTCTGCAATAGCGTTGGCAGTTGTTGTCCCGTCGTCTGCCATAACGCAAATCCCGTTGGAAAAATACAAGCCCGCGCCTTCGCCCACAGCGAAATATAACATTCCTATAGGATCGGTGTTAGCGCCTATCGTTATGCTTCTTAAATGCGTTGCAGTTCCTATGTCTGCCGTCGCTGTGCAATCGTAAAAATGATACACCGTCTCGGAAGAAAAATCTCCGTCAAAATCCCCCGCAAGAAAAAGGCCCTTTAACTTTGCCCTTTCCGTAGAAATAACCTGCCCGCCTGCACCGAGAACATCTACTGTCCTGTTCCCTGCGTATAAGCCAACAACTACTACCACAAAAACAATAACAAAAAATAGTCTTTTCATTTTTCATTCCTCCTTTAATGTCCCACAAGCCTAAACGGGAACGTCGTTTGATTGTTTGCCGTTGACAGCGTAATCTCGTCGCTATATTCTTCAGTCGAAAGAATGAGTCTATCCATATATCCATTAAAAACAAGACTTCCTGTCGGCTGATAATATCCTGCGTATACTGAAAATGTATCATTGCCCCAAGCACCGTCAGAAACGCAACTTCCTATTTCTGCGCCGTCTCTGTAAAAATATGCGTTGCCGTCTGAGTTATTTACACAATTATATCTTTCCCAAGTATCAAAAGAAGGTCCAGCAATAGCCCCTGTTGTTCTATTGTTATAACATTCAAAGTAAATATTGTTTTGATATATCTGTATAAACCAGCCTCCAAGACTTGTTTTTGCTGCCGTGCATATAGGAACGTTGTGTGTCATTGAGTGTCCCGTAGGCCAATAAAGAAATACTTGAGCAGTCTTATATGTTTCCTGAATATTTGCGTCGCTATAAACAAGAGCCGTGCTTGTAAAATCAGCAGAAAAAGAGCCATATTTATATATTGAGGAACTATATGCAAGAGACCCCGCGTTGCTCCAGTCCGTGCTTGCTGACCCCGAGTCCGTAAGATTTTCTTCAAATTCAAGCCTGTTGTTTATTTGGACAGAATACAATGCTGTGTATAAGAAAACTGCAAGCACAACAAGTATTATTCTTTTCATTGTTCACCTGCCGTCTTTTTATAAATCAATGTTTTGTAATTATCATAATCCTTATACTTCGCTTTCATTTCTATCGGGCTTATCCCGTCAGTGAGTTCATCTTTCACTTCTGCCGACACGGTTTTAAGATCAACGGACTCTTCATCAAGAACAACCTCGACCACTTCTATCCCGCTATTTCTCAATGCCGTAAGGAACGTCTTCAGCATAGTTCTTTCGACAGTAAAAAAAACAGAGGCGGTATTTGCCAACTGAGGCGTATCATTATCATAAATTGTTTTATGACTGAGCCTTACCCCTTTTACAATAGAGGGAAGAATAGGAGAGACCGTGTTCTTGTATTTTTTGAGTGGAATGTCTTTTACAACAACAACCACATTGACGTCGTCTGATATTTCTGTGATAGGCTCTTTTACAATCAAAGCGCCCGAGCATAGCACAAAAACAAAAAACGCTACAATGATTTTTCTCACTTGTTATACTCCCTTAATATTATTTTTTTATTCTTAAATATTTTCTCATTGAGACCTTCGCTTGATTTTAAATTCTTTTGCGCCTCAGATAGATTGCTTGCCGACCGTTCCGCTCTTGTTATATATAGAACAGCCTTGTCTAAATCAATTTCAGACTGAGATGACCAGTATGCCGTAATGCTGTAAATTGCCATATTAAAAAACGCCCACGCGGTAAGATCGCTCCTTTTTAAATTCTCAGTAAGTTCAACTGCCTCGCTCATAAAACCGAGTTTGCAGTCAAGTGTCCCGCATTCTTTTGCCTTAGCCTTCATTTCGTAATACTTCTCATACGTTGCTTCAAGTTCAAAGCAGCAATCCCTGTCATAGTCAACACAACAGTTCTCAGCCCTGATTGAAACCACCGCACAGATAATGATAAACATTGTCAGAAAAAAATTGAACGTAAGTCTTTTCATTGAAACACCTCACATTTGTTTTAAGGTATCTTCTTCCATTTGTCTCTTCTTCGCGAGACCTGACTTTGCTTTATTGATAAGTCCCTTTTCTTTTATCCCAAATATTCTTTGGAACACACTCGGCTTCTTGCCTTCCTCGTATTTGTTATACTGGCTGTCCTGCTTTTTGTCTTCGCCCATTTTTATCCTCCTAAATAGTCTTTACTGTGTTTGACTTCTTATCAAACTCTTCATCTATTCCTTCTTCATCTCCTGCAGGAATATCCTGTGAAGGAGTATAGACTGAGTCTGCTTCACTATCCTTGAATCTTTCATACGCCTTTTCGCTGAATGACATAACTCGGTCGGTCATATTCTTAGACATATCCTTTATGTCATTTGTGAGTTTGTTAATGAGTTCAAGGTTTTCAGAAATTCTTGCGTCGTGCTTCGCCTGTAGCCACTTTATATAAAATACAAAAAACACAACCACAATAACTATTGCGATTGCGCTTATTAAAAGAATCAAAACATTAGTCAAGAGTAATCACCTCCTCTAAGTCTCGGTCTCTAATTTCCTCCCCGCGTGATTCATAATACGGCTCTCCTTCCTTCATTTTGCCTTCTTTTATCTTATCTGTATTATAAGACTTTTTACTATCATTGTCAACTTCTGATTCGTCAAAATAATCATAATCATACCAGCCATAGAAATCAAGAATGTAGGCCACAATATCGAGCAAGTCCTTGTTTGCACCAAGCGGGAACTCGTCCATTTCGGCAATAAACATCTTCATCATATCCCGCTTCTCGCCGTCTTCCTGCATATCCCAACATTCATCAGGGAAAAGAAACGTTCCGTCCTTGATATATGGCCCTAATTGTTTTATCCTGTCGTCCTTGTCTCTGTTCTCGGGCCTGACCTTGTCTATCTCAATGTTTGGACTGAGCCTTTTCTTGTCAGGGTCTCGTCGTTTTATCTGAGCAGCCAACTTGTTCTTTGCATAATTTATCAAATGCGAATGCCCGCCACCTCCGTCCTCAATACGCCAGTCGGTGATCCTCGGGGCTTCACTCAACATATCCATACTCTTGTCAAGTATCTCATCTGTCTCGAGCCTGTCCTTAAAAAGCCTTGTGATAATGACGTGCCTTCCGTATCGGCAGAACTGAACAGACGAAGTCGAGCAATTATACTCACCCTTCTCGCCTGCGGGGTCTGTCAACTGTCCCCATTCCCGCGCTTTCGACCAATCTATCTCGCCTTCAAAATAATCCCCGTAATATTGTATCAATTCAGGATTGAGCGGTTTGCCTTTTGTCATTCTCGGCCAGTTCATATAGTTCGACCAAAACAAATAGGGCTTTTTTGATTCCATTCGCTTATAATCCTCCATATTTCTGCCCGCCGTCGGAAATATCAACTTGCCTGTCCACCAATGGTCTCGGTCTGTGTAGCCTTCTGACACCTCTCTTACTACACAATGGAACTCTCCGCCGTTTTGAACGTTATCTTCACGGATTATCTTTGAATACAGGTCGTCAAAGTGCCACCTTGTCCCAAGAACAACCACCTCTCCCCCGTCTTTAAGCAAATTGTCCACGGCTTCGTCGTATTTTTCCTCTACTTTAAGACGTGCTTCCTGCTTTTTGTAGTTCTTAATGGACACAATATCATCAAACAACACAAGGTCATAGTGTTTTGAAGTAACAGCCTCGTCCACTCCCGCCGTTTCTACTGTATACACGTTGTCAATCTGAACTTCCTCGGCGGGCTTCACAAGTATTGCGTCTTTATTCCATACTTTTTTACCCACATAGTCTCCAAAACGCGCTCTGAAGTTGGGATTGGTCTCCATTACAGACTTTATTCCTGAAAGAAAATCTCGGGCAAGGTCTCTCTTTGATGAAAACAAAAGGATTTTTATCTTAGGATTGCGAACAATTCGCCATAATACATATGACAAGTTCCCGATAGTAGTCTTGAAGTGTTTTCGAGGCATAAGCCACAACTTTTTTTTCTTTGTCGCGTCCATAAGGAAGTCGCAGAAGGGCCTGTGCAGAGGCTCATACAAGTCCCTGAAGCCAATCATCAGCGCCATTTTGTATACATCTTGGTCGGCCTCAATATGAATAAGACGCTCTTGCATTCGAGTAAGACGATACAGTGCATTTTGGTATGCTTTATGAAAATTACCCAAGTGGACGCTGCCGTCCTTCTTGAATATAGGATTGCGCTTAGTCTGAATCTTCTTCTTCATTTCCCACCATTGAATATTCCGCCTCAAGAACTTCATTGTTATCTTTCATCTTTTGAATAATGTCTTCTTGAGTAGGAACTTTAATACCGTGTTCTTTCGCAACATCAGTAAGCATTTTAATATCCCTGCGGAGATCGTCAATTTCAATAGTTACTTTGTTCGTAACCTCTTTTGTTACTTTACCCGTAATTCCAAAAGTGGCGGTAGGCTTGCCCTCTCTTCTAATGACCTTGTCATCAAGTATTCCCAAGCCAACAAACATATCCTTCAGAGAAGCCTTCTTCACTTTGTCTTCGGTGATATTATCAAGTATCATTCTTATTTTCGACTTGTATCTACTGAGAGTATTATCGCTCTTGTTTTCACGGCCCGCGCGCAATACAGGAGATTTTTCTCTGAAGCCCCGAAGCATTGACTCGTAGTAGTCCTTTGTGATTTTTTCGTTCTCGGGCATATCCTTGTTTATGGTTTCTATTGCTTCCTCGCCGCGAAGATTGTCCTTTACGCATTCATACGCCATTAAGTATACGGGGAATTCTTTATGTGTTGATATCCTTCTTAATTCTGATATTTCCTCAGATGAGATAATCGCCAATGAAATGCCTCCTTCCAGTTTTGTAGATTATATACTATCTATAGGGGTTTTGTCAACACGGTAATACCACATATGCACATTATCCACATCTATCCACAAGTTATCCACATAGGCATTGTGTATAACTTCCGCTTATTTTATAAGGTTTTATACCACTTATCCACATTATCCACAATACAACAACTACAGTCTTTTGTATTAATACAAGGTGTTTCTTTTTTTTCTTTTGTTACTTTTCTTTTTTTTCTTTACAAACGCCAATGCTATGCTATAATTTAAATACCCAATGCTCCAACGTATTATATTTTCCCTTAGCGCTCGGGCAGTCAAATGCTCGGGCGCTTATTTTTTTTCTTGACTTTTGACACACATTTTGCTATAACTGTATACGCGGAAAGGAGAGAGGCTATGGAACTCGCTACAGCACATTTCCCAACAGCACTGTATTACAAAGAACTAAAAATTAGAAAGGAGGCTACTATGTCAAAAACCCTATCACCACGGCAGAAAGACCGCATTCTCAAGACACCCTGCAATGAAGCACCCAATGATATTCTCATTGCGAAGTTTCTTGTCCTCGGATTTACATCTCAGACTCTCAAGGACGCACCTCTCGAGAAGACAGATTCATTCAAGGTAATATCGACAGCAGTGATGAATATGAAAAATCCTGAAGGAACTATAACCCTTGAAGAACACGTTCTCAGCCTTGAGTCTCTGTTCTTTACCTGCGGACACGGAAAAAACGTCCACACTCTCAATGCTTACGAGGGCTGGTTTGAACTCAAAAAACGGTTAGGGATTGCTGGCCCTAACTGACAAGGCCGTCCGTCCTTTCGGGGCTTCCGCCCCAACAATGCCTGTAAACGTAGGACGGCCCTCCTTTCTTAGAGCAGGGCGGGCTAGCCACTCGCCCTGTAAAAATCACGGAGGTATGTTATGAAACAAAAGTGCGCAAGACCCGAATGTAACAACACATTCACAGTGTTGACAAAAAGGGACAAATTAAAGAAGTATTGTTCAAAGAAATGCAATGACATTATGATCGGCCGAAAGAGATACCCAAACACACCAACTCATTGCTGCAATCCTGAATGCAGAAAACTCCTACCCAAACCAAAAAGAAAGGTCGGGCCACGCCCAAAATACTGCAATGACAACTGCAGAGCGCGAGCAAAATTCCTAAAGATATATTCGGCTGACCCCATTGAAGTAACGAAGGAGACCTCTTTCGCGGGGATAGGAGCAATGAAATTGATGATTGACCCATACTGGTCATCAAGATTAGAAGCATAATCAGGGATAAGGAGAGTGAGTAATATGGATATAAAGGAGGTGATGCAAATGGCAAGAGGAAAAGGAAGTTGTGGAGGAACAAGAAGAAAAGATGGCTCTGGGAAAGGTAAAGGAAACAAAGGCACAAAAAATCAACCTAAATAAAAAGAGCAGGACATTACGTCCTGCCGAACTAATACATAGGGAGAGTGAGTAATATGGGAGATAAAATATGTAAGACCTGCGGGCAATCACATTCAGGGTTTTTGCCTGATTGTCCTGCCTGTATAGAAAAGATGATCAATAAAATGCCCGAATTAGAGCCGTGGGAAAAGGGAAGGAAGGTCGTATTAACCCAAGACCTGATAGTCAATTTTGACCTGCCTGTCAGCAAGAATAAGGGCATTGAGACAGTGGAGACCTGCGGTGAGGAACTCAAAGCGGGGTCATTTGGAACAATCCAGTCCAAGAATCCAATGAAGATAATGTTCGATAAGCCCAATGTAATCGTTACATTCCAGTCTGATAAGCCCCCGTTGAGAGTGGTAGAATGAGACAGGGCCTGTCGTTTCAGGAGTTTTCAAGGCTACTTTACGAAGGACTGGAGCCAAGCACATCAGAATACCTGTATGAGATATACAACAGTCTCAAGGACGGCAAAATTAGAATGATAACTCCTCATAGAAGAAGCGGCGTAATGGCTGTATGGAGGCTATTGCACAAGTCAAAGCGTATTGCCGAAAGGCTCAATGTCCCTCTTTATTACGCTGAATACCTACACTACAAGCACAGGAGAAGGAGGAATCTGATATGAGGCGCTACCTGACCAAATACCGCAATACCAAGAAGCCCCGAGCAGTCTGTCCCTTCTGCAAGACCCCCAATGTCTTCGGGACAACACAGGGCTGCAGGCACGTTGTAAAGATAGTCCCCCGTATGAAAAGCCTCGGGAAAGTTGATATGTTTCAATGGATGTTCCACATATCAAGAAAGGAATATGATAATCTCAGGAGGAGGCCAAAAATGAATGATGAAGGAGATATAAAGAAATTTGATTCAGAAGAAGCAGCAAAAAAGGCAGGATATACAAGGCCTGTCCACGATTCAATGATAGGACACTTTATGAGCATTGCTCCCGAGGAAAGAGTTCCTGAATGGGAGAGACTCAGAGAATTGCAGGAGAAGAAGGAGAGGAGGCGCAAATGAAATTCATCAGAATATCAACTAAAGGGCCACTAGATGAAGACATATGGCTTACAGACATGGCCCAAGACGTCCCATTGCTCCGTATGATCTTTGGAGTCGATAACATCAATGACGCTATAAATTGGGCTAAAAAGGGCGCAATAAGGACAGACATCACAGTCTACGAGGCAAAGCCTCTCGAAACCATTCCTGCAAGCAAAAACCCTGAATAGTCTAATTTCATAAATAATATGAAAAAATAACGAAAGGAGGTGTTATCAATATGCAAGGAGCAGGAGCAACAATCAATCTCGGCAGGCAGATTAACCTGCCCGTCGCGGGCCTTGAGGAAGCCAAATTCAAGACCCTCTGCAAGACCCGACTCACAGTCAAAATCCCTACCCTGATAGACTCAGTCATTGTTTGTCAGGAGGAAGACGGCGGCACGTTTGCCGTAGCCAAGCAGGTTACGGACGACGATTGGGTAGTCGGCCACGGCGCTACAATCGACGAGGCCGTCAAGCAGTTTAAGACCAATTTCGCTAAATCCTTATAATCTTCAGGAGGGTATCGCGCGCGGGAGTTCCCGTCGGAAATGGGTCGGGGTTATGCCACCTCGTTAAATATGATCCGCAAGGCTGTCACCCATACTGTAGGCCTTGACGTGATATCCTCCTCTTATCGATACCTCACGCACACCAAATAACCCCAAAAAAACGCGGGGGCGCACACGCGCAGAACACCTATCTCTCTTATGGTCCTTTCCTTTGTCTTTCCGCGCGATTTTTTCAGCATAGGGGGACTTACACTCCACTCAAAAAAAACGGCGGGGCTTCCGCATTTCGGCTTGCCACTGCTGCCTTTCACGCTCCCACATAGGAAAAAAATTTTGCCCACACCAAGACCATAGGTTTCGGGGGGAAAGGGCGGGGTGGAGGGGGTCAGCCGTGGGGGTCTCGGCAAACGACGGAGGGGGGCGCATTTCGGGACGGATAGGGCAAAATCAAGCGAAAAAGCGCCAGCAAATACAGGCATTTATTCTTGTTAACATATGAATCATTATGCGTCGTTGGACAAACGGGGCGCAACTGCACGAAACACAGGCAGAACGGGACGGGAAGGCATAGCATTTGACGACAAAGGGGCGAACACAAGCCTTGAAGGTCGTTCCCATAGATACGTCCTGTCTCTGCTTTCGTTGGTTTCGCTTCCCGTTGTTTTATACGTGCAGTAGGTGAACAACAGCAAGGACAGGCAGAAGCGGAACGGCACGACGCAAAGGCTCGAGCCTGTCCTCTGTCTCCTCTACTACCTAGAGCAAGAGCAAGGAAGCCTGACGGCGTTGTGATAGTGTAGCATTGCGCCTATTCCCTGCACTCCTGCCCTCGCCTCCGTCTTTCCCCTGTCCAGTTTGGGAGGCGTTTACTCTGTTCAGGTAACGCCTCACAAACGGCAGACAGACAACGACACGACACACCCCACGCAACGACCGACCACACCACAACCCGCAGGACATCACCGCAACGCTCGACCGTCTCCGTCCCTGTCCCGTGTCCCTTTGCATTGCGTCAAACATTATGCGACGTAAAACCCCGCAAACCTGACAAGAAACCTCGCTTTTCCACAGGTTTCCGAAAGCGCCTTTGTCCCGTTCGGGTCTTAAATCGGCACACTTTTTTTGCCCTGTCTTTTAAGGCAGTAAATAGAATAATGTCCCAAAGGGAACAACAGCAAGGGACATTTACGGAAGCAGGACAATAAAACGCCTTTGTTTTCAAGGGTCGAAGAGTGGCACGGGTTTTGCTTTATATAAGGAGGACGGCACAAAAAATGCAAACGGAAAGGAGGCACAGGCTATGGAAAACAAAGACGTAAAAATCAAGGTAGTTGTAGGAGGAAAGACCTTTGACATTGCCATAAACGGCGACAGGCTCGAGCAACTCAACCCGACAGAATCAGACATTGCGGAGACTGTAATGGAATACTTCCCAAACCTGACAGCCTTTGACGTATCAGTCAACGGCAAGAACTACGGGAGCGACAAACTCGAAAAATAAAACCCGCCAACGACAAAAGGCGGAAATTCAAGGAGGCGAGACTGTGACAATAATAACGTTCAACGGCGAGGAGATACAGAACGTTAGCAACATCTACCCCGCAACGCTCAACCCCTCAATATTGAAGTATGACATCAGAGGGAAGAAACCGCAGGACGACGAAGCGCAACAGATACGCATTGGGGAAGTGTCGAGCATTGAGGAAGACTAAAACCACGTCGCGCCAGCGACAAAAGGAGGCTTTATTGTGAATAAGAGCAAATACGCAAAGAAACTAGAAGACAGGAAGAAGGGCAACGGCTATTTTGTCAAGGAAGTATATGACGCACAGAGGAAGCACAAGACCACCAACACACCCACAAAGAAATAGACCGAAACCCCGCACGTTGCGGGGTCTTGACGTGAGGCGTCAACTGACGAGGTCAGACATTGAACGAAAGGAGGCGGACACTATGACACACGGAATACACGAAGAGACACAGCAGGCATTGACCGAAGCAATCAGACAGGAGACAGGCAACCCACGGGCGCAGGCTTACGGCTACGAGGTCAAGAACGGGCTTTATAAAGTATGGGACGAGAAAGGCACGGCGTATCTCATTGACGGGAACGACCTACAAATCAATTGAAGGAGGCGGGGACTATGAACAACACCGCAGACAAGACAAAGAACGAAGAACTAAAGAAGAAACTGCAAGAAATCAGCGACAACGCCGACACAGAATTAAAAGCACACGTAGCAGACCACTGGCGCGACCGTGTCGACGACTACGACAACGGAGCGGACTGGATAAGCGACTTAATGCAGGGAGGCTGTATTGCGGGGACTGTCGGGGAGTTGATATATACAGGCGATTGTCAGGCGTTCTATGACAAGCACTATGACGCAATCGAGGAATTAATAGAAGAACTTGAGGAATCAATGGGCGAGCCTGTCCAACCTCACGGAGACCACAAAGGCATTGACCACAAGACCTTTAGGGCTTGGCTCGGCTTCGAAGAGACAGCCCGACAGATTGCGCAGGAGTTGGAAATAGAAGTATAAACAGCCCGAAACTAGCGGAGATGAGACCGCAACGCTCAACAAGAGCAAGCCCGCAAATTCTCCGCTAGTCTTACGGTCAAGCCGTAACTGATGAGGGCAGACATTGAAGGAAAGGAGGCAGGACAGCAAGACCCCGCCAACGACAAAAGGCGGGAACATTGCGGGCAAAGTCCCGCAGAACATCAAACAAAAGGAGGCGGACACTATGAGAATTACATTGGCAAAGAAAACGCACCAATACAGGCAGGACTTCAACATTGAGACGGCGGACGACTTGCGGAAGGTCAACGAATTCAGGGGCGGGCATTTCTTCGACCGCGACACAATGCGCGGTTTTAATAGCCGTCTACTCGACGCCGTGTATATCGACAAAAGGAACAAAAGAGGCTTTTTCATTACATCGGAGAAGATGAACGACGAGACCCCTCGCAAGTTTACCCTTCGATTTATGCTATTGAACAAGAGGGACGCAGGCACAATTTATGCAGTATCACCCGACAAAAACGCTGACGGCTTCGAATACTTCGAGACAGGCAGAGAGGCACGGGCAATGCTTAAGAAGATAAAAGCGGGCAAGGTCGAGTTTTCAGCATTGAAGGACTGGAGCAAAGCGGACTTCCCAAAATGCGACCTGCTGGCAACAATCAAGGACTGAGTAAGGGCGGAACACTATCCCATTGAGGAGAGGAGGCGA